GAAGTATTCAAACAGAGATTTCTCAAAAAAATACAAACCAAGAGTTCAATGAGTTTGTTCAACAGATGTTAGAGTATTGGGATAACAATATGAATGTAATATTTAGACGACAAAAAGATGTAAGAGTTGCTGATGCAGTATTACATATTTTTAGAATCAAAGGTAATATAGAATTGTTTAATAAAAAAGCTCTATACATCTTAATCAGAGAAATGACACAATCAAACACACAACACATTACACGAGTTATTAATGTAATGAAAAAGTATCAGAAAGGCATTTACAAGGAATTTCAAGTAAATGGATTCATTGACACAAAGACTACCGGGTCTTTTGTTATTCATAACTAATAAATATAGATAGTTATTTAGGATTACCCTGTTTAGGCAGGGTATATTTGTTCACAATACGGAGGAAACAAACTATGAAAGACATCGTAAAAACAATCAAGGGATATGTAGACGACTTAATGTCAGTTCTATTTTCACTTGTAGGCCTAGCAGCTGTTGCAAGTATTTTATTTGTAGACGGTTTATTTGGCTTGGATGTTATAAGTAATTTGATATCACTTGTTAATAAGTTTGGAAACGGCGGTTTTGCCGGGTTCATTACTTTAGTGGTATTGATGAGTCTAATTCGTAAGTAGGAACGCGAAATGATAAGTAATATTTCCTACATATTACTTAAACTGAAAAGGGGGACAGAGTATTAATTTATTTTGTTCCCTTTTTTTGTTTCCATATATTTATAGTTAAAGGATTATATTATGTCAAACGATTATGAAATATTTAAAGGAAAGTCATTATCGTCGTTGTTTCAAGATATTTACGAAAATCAAAACTACAACAGAAAACAATTAGATGTCTTAACTAAGAACATTACTTCTATGATTAAAGACGGAGATACAGCTGTTCAGATAGTTCCAATGATTAAAGAGTATTTAGAAATCAATGTTCGTAATGATGAGTTATTAGTAAAGTTAGCTAACATTGTTCAGAAAATTATTTCTGCAGAAAGTAAGGGTGAAGCAGAAAGTGAATTTGGTTTATCTGAAATAGAAAAACAAGATATTATGAACACTATATTAGAACACGATACAAAAGATTTGCAAGAAACATCTGATAAAATTAGAAAAGATATAGAATCTAAACAATAAAATGGCCGAAAGAAGAAAAACCAAATCATCAAACATAACAAGTTTTGGTAATTCACAAGTTCAAAGAATTCACTCTGATATTCATAGAATAATGGATTCAAGAGAATATGATTTTTATGAACTTGAACCACTAGAAGTAAAAGAAGTTTTACTAGATAAAAATAAACTTCCAAAAAAATCTAATGGAAAACCAAACTACAAATATTACGGAGCTATAAAAGGAAGTTGGTGTAACAATAAAGACCAACAAATTTTAGGTGATGGTGTCCACATACTGCCAATAGATACACAAATAAAAAGATATCCTGTTGTTGGTGAAAATGTTGTATGTGTAAATTATTTTGGACAAACTTATTATAGTGATATTATCAATATAAAAAACAATCCAAACAATAATATTAAAACAGGACTAAGTGATAGAAACAACACAAAAATTTCTATACAAACAACAGATGAAGATTTTAGATATCAAAGAAACATAGAAGCTAATCGTGGTGATTTAGTTTTAACTGGTAGATATGCTAGTTCTATAAAAATTGGTGAAAACGATTTAGTTCCAAGTGTTCAAATAGTAGCCGGACACAACACCGAAGAACTTGAAGTAAATGAACCAGTAAAACACGATTTAGAAAAAGATGAAGCTTCAATATATGTTCAAGGTAGAGGTAGTAGTCAAGAAATAAAAAATCCAAATCCAGATTTAAGTGATATTTATACTAAAGGTTCAGTAATTGTATTGGATGCTGATTATATTGTTTTAAACGCCAAACAAGTTCTTAGACAACAATCAGGAGAACTTAATGAAGTTATTGGTAAAAATGTTGAAATAAAACACAATCAAAAAGACGGAACAATATTTACTGGTGAAACCAAAAAGATTTTAGATAATTTAAGAAATGGTCCTGTTGTAGCTATTAAAAATGAAATTCAAAGGTGTATTGAAGAAATTAAAAAACTTGGTAATGTTCCACAAAGAGAATTTGAAGAACTAAGACAATTACAACAAAAGTTAAACAATATAAAAATTGACCCAAGTAAAACTTTAAGTCAAGTAACAAATTTAAATCCTACACTTAAAAACAAAGAGTTTATAAAATTAGAAAATGAATATAAAGAAGCTCAAGTAGGATTAGAAAAAGCAACACCGAACATTGCAACAGACCCAGTTGGTTTTGCAGTAGCACTTGGTAAACTTACAAAAGTAATTAGTAAATTTGCAAGAGGAGATTTTTTAAGGTTTGATATTATAACAGATTAGGAGTAAAAATGAAATCGAATAAATTAGTATCATTAATAAAAGAAGTTGTCAAACAAGAGGTTAAAAAACAGATAACCGATATACTTATTAGTGAAACAAATATTCCCAAAGAAACCCCAGTAGTTAAGAAGAAAAAAGTTAAAGAACAGAAGTTTACAGACAATTCAGTTCTTAATAAAATTCTAAACGAAACTGCTCAACAAAAAGAAGAATACCCAACATTAGGCGGGGGAACTTTTAATTCAAGTCGCATGACCGAGATGTTAGGATACGGCAGTGGTTTAGGGAATAAAGAAGTTAAACGAGAAGTAGCGGCCGCAAGCACATTACAAAGTGCCGGTATGAATCCAGATGACGCTCCAGAGCACTTAAAGAACGCTTTGACAAGAGACTATTCTGGTTTAATAAAAGCTATTGATAAGAAAAAAGGTAAATAATGGCAAGTGCAAGAGAAAATGATTTAAACCCAGATATTCGTATCGGTTTAAAACTGCCTTTCAACAGAGGAAAATCAGGTTTATTTCCACAAACGGAAACAACATTAGAACAAGCCGGTTCTAATATAAAAAACCTTTTATTAACTGCTAAAGGTGAACGAATAATGCAACCTAACTTCGGCTCTCGTTTAAGAGATTTATTATTTGAACAATACACAGAAGATTTAACTGAAAGAATAAAACAAGAAATACAAGAAGCAATGTCTACTTGGTTACCATACATTGATATAGCAAAAGTTGATGTGATTCAAAACGAAACTAATCCAACAGAAACAAAAGTAGATATTGATTTTTCTTTAAATTATGAACCAAATAGATTTAATTCTATCACATTAAATTTTGACACTACATCAGAGTCAACAACAACTAGTGGTGGAACATATTAGGAGTAAGTAATGGCATACAGAAGTAATAAAACTGGAAAAGTAAATAAAGAAGTGAGGTATTTAAATAAAGACTTCTCTCAAATTAGAAATAACTTGATTGAGTTTTCAAAACAATATTATCCAAACACTTACAAAGATTTTAACGAATCATCACCTGGTATGATGTTTATTGAAATGGCATCTTATGTTGGTGATGTTATGTCATATTATGTTGATTCACAATTCAAAGAATCTTTATTAGGATATTCAGAAGAATTAAGAACACTTTATGCAATGGCTCAAACATTTGGATATAAACCAAGATTGACAGCTCCTTCACAAGTAACACTAGATATATTTCAATTAGTTCCAGCAAAAGGAACAGCATCTAGTATAGAACCTGATTATGATTATGCATTAAATATTCCAGTAGGAGCTCGTGTTGAAACATCAGACGGGGTAACTTTCAGAACAATACAAGGTTGTGATTTTAGATACAACAACACAACTTCTTCACAAAGAGTTACTACGGTATTTGAAACCGATAGTAATGATTCACCAACATTTTATTTGTTAAAAAAACAAGTTCAAGCACAAAGTGGTGCTATTACAAGTGAAGATTTTACTTTTACAGGTGCTAAAAAATATTCAAGAATTAAATTATCAAACACTAATATTATAGACATCATAAGTGTAGTAGATTCAGACGGAAACAATTGGAACGAAGTTGATTCTTTAGCACAAGATACAGTATTTGATGAAGTAGAAAATAATTCAAACAATGACCCAGGATTAGCACAATACTCAGATGATGTTCCTTATCTATTAAAATTAAAAAGAGTATCAAGAAGATTTACAACTTACAGAAGACCAGATGGAAAAACAGAATTACGATTTGGAGCCGGAGTTAGTGATAATGCAGATGAAGACATTATACCAAATCCCGATAATGTTGGTTCTAATCTACCAGATAGTCCTTCAAAAATTTATGAAACATTTGACCCAAGTAATTTTTTAAAAACAAAAACTTACGGGTTAGCACCTTCCAACACAACACTATCAATTACTTATCAATATGGTGGTGGTATTCAAGACAATGTTGGTGTTGATGAAATCAATAAGATTGCTGGTATCACATTAGAAATAGATTCTACTAACTTAAGTCAATCAACATTAGATACCGTAAAACAATCAGTTAGAATTTCTAATCCAGAAGCATCGTCAGGTGGTCTTGGTGCAGAAAGTGTTGACGAGTTGAGAGAAAATATTAAAGCTTATTTCCAAGCTCAAGGTAGAGCAGTTACTAAAGAAGATTATATCATTAGAACTTATGCATTACCTGACAAATATGGAAACATTGCAAAAGCTTATATAGTTCAAGATGACCAACTAAGTGGAACACCACAATCAAGTTATGAAATAACACAAGAAGATGTTGGTAAACCACTTTCAGAAATACAAAACAGAATACCTAATCCATTAGCATTAAACCTATATGTATTGGGGTATAACTCTAATAGAAAGTTATCACTTGTAAATGATGCAGTAAAACAAAATTTAAAAACTTACTTAACAAGATTTAGACCAATTACTGACGCAGTAAATATTAAAAACGGATACATAATTAACATAGGTGTTGAATATAAAATTATTACTAAATCAAACTTCTCACAAGAACAAGTTCTTGGTTTAGCAAACGAAAGAGTATCAGAATTTTTTAATATTGATAATTGGCAAATAAATCAACCAATAGTATTAAGTGATTTAGGATATGAAATATCATTAGTAGATGGTGTAGCTTCAGTAACTGATATTAAAATAGTAAATAAATTTGAAACATCAGAAGGATATAGTGGTAATGGATATGATGTTGATACAGCCCTAAAAAATGGGATTCTATATCCATCATTAGACCCAAGTATATTTGAACTTAAGTTTCCACTAAAAGATATTCGTGGAGAAGTTATTGGAACAAATACTAATCAAGGAGGATACGCATAATGCATTTCTTTTCATTTGCAGAAAAAGATTCAACACTATACGAAGGTAGTGCTACTCAAAGTAGAAATACTGGGTTAGATGAAATATTAGAAGTTCGTAAAGATATGAACGCCGATGGTTCGGTTGTAAATGTTTCAAGAGCTTTAATAAAGTTTGATTTAGCAGATATATCGTCATCAATTGTAGCAGGAATTATTCCTGAAAATGCAAGATATTATTTAAATTTATATGACGCTAACTCAAAAGAATTAACAACAAGTCAATCATTATTTGCTTATCCAGTAAGTCAGTCTTGGGTTCAAGGTGATGGTAGATTCTTCGACCAACCAGCAACTACTGATGGTTGTTCTTGGAGATATCGTGACGGAGAAACAACTGGAACACAATGGGTTAGTGGTTCAAACAATACTGGTGGAACTTGGTTTAATCAGTATGAAGCATCACAATCGTTTAATCACGAAACAACTGATATGAGAATGGATGTAACTGACATCACTAAACTATGGTTAAGTGGTTCTATAGCAAACGAAGGATTTATGGTAAAACGCTCTGGTAGTGTAGGTAATACATCATCTTCATTAGACGAGGGAAGTACGAATAGACTTGGACATTTTGCATTCTTTTCAAGAGACACACATACAATTTATCCACCAAAGTTAGAAGTAGAATATGATGATTCAGTATTTAATACTGGTTCACTATCTACATTGGACGCAGATGATGTTGATGAAGTTATGGTTTATATGTCAGGTTTAAGAGAAGAATATAAAGAAAAATCAAAAGTTAAATTTAGAGTATATGGTCGTGAAAGATTTCCAACAAGAACTTATTCAACAAGTTCACAAAATTTAACTGTGAAATTTATTCCAAGTCAAAGTCAATATTCAGTTAGAGATGCTTTGACAGAAGATGTTATTATTCCATTTTCAACAGGTTCTTACTTAAGTTGTGATGGAACTGGAAACTTTTTCAGATTAGATTTAAACGCATTTCAACCAGAAAGACATTATCGTTTTCTTTACAAGGTAGTCAGTGGTAGTGGAAACACAAGAGTAGAACATATTGTAGACAATGACCACATATTTAAAGTAACGAGGTAAACAAGTGCCTTACACACGAGAAGAATTAGAAAACTATCAATGGTATCAAGATAGAAAAAAAGCCAGACAAGATGAATATAATTTATATCTTGATGAAGTTCAACAAGACCAAATTGATAATGAAATAAGAAATCATATAATTGACGAAAACGGGACTTTGTTAAGTTTCGAAAATATTAATGATGAAGTTAGATTAAAAGAACCATTTAAAAGAGCTGGATTAGATAGAGAAGACCAATATATTATCAAACCAAATCAATATCCAGTTTATTCATCTGGTGAAAAATTTAATTTAACAATTGATACAAGAATAGATGAGTTAGTAAATCAACCAACATCATTACCTACCATTAGATTAGCTAATCAACCACAAGACAATGTATTAGAACCAAGATTATTTCAAAATGTAGATAATGATGGAACAATAGTAACACCAACACTATTAACACCATCAAGAAAAACTCCAGATGAAAGAACTAACGGATACACAATTGATTTAGTTAATGGTGATATAATAGCACCAAATGGTTGGAATGAAGTTTTAGTCAGTACCGACGAAGAGAAAATTGATAATTATTTACAAGTTTATTATTTAGAAAATAATGTTAGAAGACAATTTCCAACACAAGAAATTCTTAATTCTTATGTGGGAACACTTTTGTCTTCATACATTGAATTAGAAATTTTAGTAGTTGAAAGAGAAGATTTAGATTCTATTCCATTAGGTTCACCAATGATTTATAATGCAGGTTAATTATGGCACACTTTTTAAATAAAAAATATAAAACAAATATATCAGATACAGATTATGATATAATTTCTCTTGGTAGAAAGACTACGCTTGGAAAAAAAGAAGGAACAGAATTTGGTAAATCATCAAGAGATTATATTGAAATGAACATTTTTAACACCAACGGAACATTATTGGATTCTATAAGGCTTAATGAAATAAATAAATACATTGATAAAAGTGGTGAGTTTAAAATAAATCCAGGAATAATAATGAGAAGAAATGGTTATTTTTCAGGAGATTATGAAATACAATTTAATTTTTTAAGAGAGGTAGCCGGAAGTAGTGAATCAGTTTTAGTAAATCAAAATAACGAAATTTATACTGGTGAGTATGATGTATTGATTGATGGTAGTGTTGTTGAAAGAACAACAGGAAAACCACTACGAGAAATAGACTATAAATACTATGTTCACCAAATATCAAATAGTAAAAAGGAAATAAGATTAGCAACTTTACCGATAAAAAATGAAGAATATAAAAAACAATTCAATTCCCTAACAGAACAAGAAATTGTAACTTATGCTAATACAACTGAAGATATAGTAAACTTTGATAATCCAAATTCAAATTATTCAAATCAATTTACACTTGGAACTGATAGTTCTATTCAATTAGACAATAGTATGATTGGTGGTAATTTTGTTATCAATGATGCGTTTGAAATTATGGATTTAGAATCTTTATCAGTAGAAAATGATGGATTCCAAATAACAATAGGTAATAAGGGAGCAAATACAAACTATGGGCCTGGTGGTGGAGCGTATATTAATCGTGGAGACCAAGAAGGGTCAAACGATATTAATTTTATAGATACTTTCAATGAATTAGGAATTGATTCGAGTCAAAGTAATAATGAAAAACTTAGAGATATAGCACTAGAAGTTAAAGAAGATAGTGGACTTAAACTTTTTGACGGAGCTTTTATAATGGGTTATAAGACAGCTAATGTAGTTGGTTTTCCATTTAAAATAAATACAACAATATCAGATTTGGATAAAATAAAATTTTTACAACCAGAACTTTTAGTTAAATTATATGGTATTGATTTAGTAAGTAATGATAAGTTTGTATCAGAGTCAAAACAAAAATTTAATGGTAATGGAACAACAGGAACAATACCAATCCCAACTGACCACAAAAGATTTGGTGGACTATATAGTGTAGAATTTAATTTAAATTTTAACTTGAATAACACAAAAAGAGGATTTACTATTTACAGACCAAACTTGTTTACAGTAATACCAGATTATAATGTATCAGAGGGTTCTGAAAACTTAAAATTTGCAGAACAATTTGTAAGACAAGGAATTAACTTCTAATGCAACTTAAACTAACATATGGAGAAAATTTTTCAATTGTAAATGGATTACAAACATTTGTCGTTAGTGATTCAGTTAAAAAAGGAACTATTGAAGTAGAAACAACCGAAAATGATTCTGGAATACAAATAACTAATTATCAATTTCTTCTTTCATACAATGGTCAAACTTTTCGTCCATCACCACCAAGTAGTAATTCAAAACTAACACTAGACTTCGAGAATTATACTGGTAATTGGAATGTTGTAGCTAGAGTATTCACTAGAGAACAATCTGGACCAGATTCGACTGAAGAAGTGGTATATGAAATTCCTGGTAATTGGAAAGTTATTAATAGTAGTGGTGGAACTGGAACTGGTGGTGGAAGTACTGGTGGTAGTTCATCTATCCCAAAAAAAATATATCAAAGATTTGTTTCAAAAATTACAAATGTAGATGTTGAACAAGGTATCATAACTACACAAGATGCTTTAAAAGATAAACTTGATGATAATTTAAATCCAAAAACATATGACCAAAGTATTAATTGGGCTATTAAATATAATAATTTTGATTATAAAAAACTAAACACACTAATTGATTTTGGAAATAATCAAAAATCAGTAATTGTAAATTCACAAACTGATGTTGATAGTGTAAAAATAGCACCACACTCGGTAGTTTTAAAAACTTATGATGAAGTTCCAAATAATGTTCAAGTAAAACAAAATGTTCATATTGTTCAAGAAATGTCTGAACCAATTAGAGAAACTATAAGACTATATCCATTTGAAGATGCTGAATTAGGAGACCCTATACTAAGACAACCAACAGAACAATCAATAGACTATATTAACAATTCTAAAACAGGACAAAAAAGTTTAGAAGACATTTATACTAATAATAATTTTTTATCAAGTTCTTTATTTAATGAATTACAGAGTGGTAGTAACTCAGTAAAAATAAATGTTGACTATAATGAATATAAAAACTTTTCAACATTTGGTTCGGTAGAAAAAAGACTACAAAACTTTAGAACAAAATTGCAACAATATGAAGCATACTCATTAGAAAGTGCATCTTTCGCAGTAAAAGCCACAACAACATCATCAGTATATGATTCAGCAATAGCCAAAAATGAAGAATTAAAAAATGGTATTGTAAATAACTTTGACCATTACGAAAAGTATTTATTTTATGAAAGTTCATCAGCCAACACAAGTTCATTTGGGTTAGAATTTGACACAAGTTGGCCAAAGACAAATTCTTCTAAACCATATACAATAGCAGATGTAACAGCATCAGCCGCTACAACTTGGTATAACAACAATATAACTTCCGCTTCTATCTATGACCAAAACAATCCAAATCGTTTAGTCAATTTAATTCCAGAGCACATTATAAGAGATTCTGAAAATCAACCATTTTTAGATTTCTTAGATATGGTTGGACATTACTTTGACAACTTTTTAATTTACATTAAAGCATTTGAAGACACCTATGATAGACGAGAAAAATTAACAGAAGGATTATCAAAAGATTTAGTTTGGACTATATCAGATGCATTCGGTTGGAAACAACCATCAGGTAAAGAACTAGTAGAACTACATAGATACATAAAAGGATACCAATTAAGTGGTTCAGCAACTTCATCAACGTATGAAGTTTACTCAACAGAATCAGAAAAAGATATTGAAAGAGAAATATGGGGTCGTGTGTTATCGAGTATGCCTTATATTTTAAAAAGAAAAGGAACAAAAGAGTCAATTCAAGCTCTTGTTAATGCGTATGGTATTCCACCAACAATATTAAGAATTAATGAGTATGGTGGACCAGATGTAAAAGAATATCAACCAACATTTGATATTAGACAAAGGTTTACAAGAGCGTTAGATTTTAAAAATAGTCAATATGTTCAAACCCAATGGAAAGAAGCATCGGGTAGTTTACGAACACCAGATACTATTGAGTTTAGATTTAGAGCCGCTTCAAGTTCTAATCAAGTATTGGTAGCCAAAGATGGTGATTTTGCAATAAGATTGTTGGATGAAGGTTCAACGGGTGATAATAAAGGTAAAGTAGAATTTGTCATAAGTAGTTCTCTTCCATTAACAGGTTCCGTATCAGAGAGTGTAACTTCCTCTTTATTTCCAGTATTCAATAATGAGTTTTGGTCAGTCGGTGTTACAAGAGAATTAAGTAGTGGATATGACCAAGAAGTAAAGAACGAGTTTGAAACAACATCAAGTATAAAATATAATTTATTTGTAAAACAATATGAATCTGGTAGAAGTAAAATACTTTACGATTCATCAACATCAATGACATTGAGTGGTTCAACTTCAGGTGACGCATCAGCTTCAGCTCATATAAATGGACAATGGACTGCAAGTGGTGATATGTTCTTTGGTTCAACAGGTTCTTTTGGTGATTTGGGTGTAGAATTCACAGGTTCATTACAAGAAATAAGATATTATAATTCACCACTAACAGAATCAGCATTAAACAACCATACAGCCGCTCCAAAAGCGATTAATGGTAATCACACATCATCATCATTTACAGATTTAGTATTTAGATTAAGATTAGATGATAATAAAAATTTATCAACATCATCAGATTTAAGTAATATAGCACCAGACCAAAACTTGTTTGCTAATTCAGACGGAGCGTTTGAGTCGGGTAGTGCAGTTGGATTTACCGCAAATACATTTAGTAATGTAGAACAAGAAGAAAAATCTCTTACGCCAAATATAGGATATAAACTATCAAATTCAAAAGTTCGTATAGAAAGAAATTGGATAAATAGTGGTTCTGGATTATC